CCGGCGTGATGGCTTCGGTGACGCGCTTCTCCTCGGTCTGCTGTTGCTGCATCTGCTGCTGGCCGGAAACCTTTTGCAGTGATTGCTGCTGCGCCGCCATGGCCTGCGCCCGGTTGGCCTCGTCGCGTGCTGACGCCTCCTGCGACTGCTGCCGCTGGAACGCGATCCACTGCGCGTTGGCATCATTCTGCTTGCTCATCGCGCTCGACTGCGCACTGTAGTTTGCGACAGCGGAGCCAATCGAGCCGATTGCGCCGATGATGCCAGCGGTGAACGGATCACACATGGTTCATGCTCATCCGTATTGCGTCGTTGTCAGCGACCCGGTCCCGGTCGGATTTGCCGCGTTGATGCCCCTGTTGACATACGACTGGTTGATCAGGTTGGTCAGCCCGGCGGTAGCACCGACAGCAATCGGCGAGAACATCGCGCCGAGCGGGTTGAGGTTAGGTGCTGCCACCGCGCCCTGCTGCACCATGCTGGTCGCCGTGTTGGCGGCGATGGACGGGTCTTCGGTGGAGAACACCTGATTAAGCGCCGTCTGCTTTTCGTTCTGAACAGTCGAGCGCAGGTTGGCGGTCGAGGTATCGGCCTGCGCGCGCAGCGCGGCATCGCCGGTCAGGTTTTCGGTGTTGAGAATGCCCGCTGCATCGGCTGCGCCTTTCGACCGCAGCGTGCCGCCGCGCGCCAGATCGTAGGTCAGTTTGCGCTTGGCCTGCTCGTACTGGGTCTGCAACTGCGGCTGGTAGTAGTCCAGTTGCGCCTGATTGTACTTGTTGTAATCGATGTAGTTGGGGTTGGTCGGATCATTGGAGGCATCAAAGATGCTGTTGACCGCTGCCGTCCCCTGCGACAGCCGCGCCTGCCGGTCGGCCTCCTTCTGCTTGGCCTCCGCGGCCTGCTGCATTTCGAATTGTACCATCTGGTCGTTTGACGACTTGGCTTTTCCGCCCATCACAGCACCTTTCGCATGATGACGCCGATGTCCTCGGCCCCAAATTTCTTCAGCATGTTCTTCAAGGTCGGCATCGCCTCGTGGCCCCCGGCGATGGGCATGTGGATCGCCACCGCACCGCGATGCTTGACCAGATCGAACAGCGCGGTGACCAGCGTGCGCCCGACCGGGGTGAAGCGGTATTCGCGGTAGGCAAACAGGTCGCCCATCACCGCGCATTTGCTGTCGGAGAAGCTGTCGTCCATCGTGTAGGAGATGGTGCCGACGATCCGCCCGTCATGCACGGCGACGATGTACGGCATGCACTGCGTGCGGATGGCCAGTTGCATGTGCTTGCGCGTTGCCGCCGGATCGTAGGGAAACAGCGCGTTGTAGGTCGGGCTTTCGCGCAGCAGCGTCATCGCCAGCATGACCAGTTGCTCGACGTCATCGAGCGTGGCCAGCCGCACCTCAATCGCGGGGTAGGTCTTGAGCCTTTGCGCGTGGGCGCTCATTGCTGAGCCACCTGTATAAGACGAAGTCTTCGCCGCGCTTGCCGGAGGAGCGCAAAACGGCCTCCTGCTCTGCACCGAGCAGAGCAACCCACCGGGCGACGTCGTCGCGGCCTTTGAGCGCGCGGCACTCGATCCGGTGGTAGCCGTGATCCAGCACGAGCGGGAGCATAACGCGCCGAACGTGCCGTGTCATGGACCATAGGGCGCGGCCCCAGCCATCGGTGCCGAAGGCGAAGGCCGCGCCGACGCCGGGGTACATCGGCACCAGCCCCCATGCGGTGAGCGGGATGTGTTGTTCGATGGCGACATAGGCAAACTGCGCGTGGGCGAAGATGCGGTCGGGCAGGTACTGCGCCGGATCGTCGGTCGGCGACGTGCAGGCCAGTTCGACGCGGTCCATCTCGCGCAGGTGCTGCGCGATGTATCGCAACGCAGAGACCGTCGCGATCTCGACGCGGATCATCCGCTTTCGGCCAAGTCATAATGCACGATCATGTTGGAGAGGAGCAGGGGGCCATCGACTGCCGAGCGCAGCCGCAGCGAAATGTGGGTGCCGTGCCCCTCCATCGGGAAACGGCCCTGCAGGAACGTCGGGCCGGTGAACTTGCCGAGATAGTCCTCGGCCTCGGTGGAGGGATCGTAGGACGCATAGACGTCCCACTCGCCTTCGCAGGCACAGTCGATGCCGTGAAACTTCTTGAAGATCGCCGACGACTGCTCATCGCCGGAGTGGAACGGGAACACCACCTCGACCGGCGAGGTGTCAAACGACGGCACGGTGACGGTGTCGCCGCCGTAGACATAGATGTTGTTGGCATCGTCGCGCAGATAAAGCCGCTGGTTGGCGGTCGCCGCAGCGGTGATGCTAAACCCGGGATCATACTCCGACCACGCCGTGATCTTGGCCCCCTCGAAGGCCGAGAGGACGTAGACGCGATCCGGCAGGATGATCCAGAAACGACCGGCGACCGGCTGCAGCACCGAGATCACGTCGTGCAGCCAGTCCTTGCCGTTCATGCGGAACAAATTCTGCATGATCGGATCGAGCGGCGAGCCGATGTCCGACACCGCCGCGGCGAGCGAGGCATTGCGGGCGCGCAGCGAACGAATGCCATCGGGCGCGAGGTAGAGGACGTCACCGGAGCCGTATTGCAGCGCCGAGAGCGGCGCGATGGTGCCCGCCTGATGCAGCGTCTGCGTGTACTGGGTCTGCAGCGGGTCGGGGTCGATCACCCACAACTGGCAGGCCGTCTCGGAAAAGATCGCCAGCTTGTCGTAATAGACCTCCAGCGCCTGCGCGTTGCTCATGTCGCTGTCCTCCAGCGACAAATCGATGAAGCCGGAGCCGGTGCCGGTCCAGTCATCGGCGACACCGACCGCGGAGAAATACAGCACGCCCTGATCGACGGCGTGCACCTTGGTCTTGTAGGTGCGGCAGTAGAGACCCTGCGCATCCGGCACCGGGATGCCGTCGTAGTACCTGCCGACCGTCCCGGCGGTGTCGATATAGACGATGCTGAACACCTTGTTGTCGAACAGGTCGTAATCGACGACTTTCTCGATGGTCGCCGTGGCCAGTTTCATTTCGCCGACGTCGAACGGCCCGGTGGGATCGACCTGCCCCGGGCCATTGGGGGCAAAGACGTAGATCATCTGGTTGCATTCGACGAGACCCTTGGTCGACGGGTCGACGGTCTTGATCAGCGTGAAGGCAAAGCGTTTCTCGATCTCGCCGCCGGGGGTGACGTGCAGGTTCTTCAGCGAGCGCAGCGTTCCTGCCGGTGCGGTCAGCGAGTTGCGGCGTAGATCGAGACCGGCAGAAAAGTTCTGGATTGTGAAATACGGCATGCCGCCTCACGACGGGATGTAGTCGATGTACGGCGTGCGCCCGAGATAGCCGTTGTGATAGGCACCGCCGAGATTGTAGTTGCGGCGCTTGTCGGCGCTCTGGTTGGCCAGCAGCTTGCGCAGATAGTTTTGCGCCTTCTGCAGCTTCAACTGCGCCGCCTCGACCTTCTGCGTGGCGAGGATTTCGGCGGCGGCAAACAGCACGATCACCTTGCTGTCGATGATGCAGGTGTCGGTGTCATCGATCAGCGGATTGCAGGGGGCCGACCCCTCCAGCCGCAGCGTGCCGGGGCCGACCGGGATCGGCACCAGCTTGATCTGGCCGACCGGATTGGTCTTCATCGTCACCTGATCGACCGAGACAATGTTGCCCCAGCGGCCCGGTGTGCCTTGGCTTTGCTGCGCCGGTCGGATTTGAAAACCGTGCAGGCCGTAGGCCAGCCGCTTCCATTGCGTCGTCGCGCTCTGCGCGTAGTGAACGTAGTTGATGCTGTCGAACGGCATGTCGGGCGGGTAGTCGTAGAGGTCTTGCCCGGCCAGCACCGGCACGTCGCGCCAGTAGCGCAGGTGCGGCCAGTCGTAGGCCTCCCACAGTTCGCGCTGCTGGCGGTCAAGCTGGTTGTCCTGCGTCGACTGCGACTGCACACCCTGCGCGACGTTGAGCGACTGGCCGGTCTCGGCCCGCAGGTCACGCCGCAGATCGACCAGCGTGACACCGATGGGCATCACACACCTGCCGGTGGCCGGTGACGACCGGGCTTGAACGTGGCCGGGCCGACCGGCTCGATGGGCGGCTCGTCCTCCGGCTCGTCGTCGGGACCGTTGCCATTAACCGGCAAGGCATCACCGTCGGCGTCGGCTTTTTGCTGATCCTCGTTTTCGCCGGGCATGGTCATTTCCATGCGCGGCAGCGCGCCGGGAAACACCTGCTCGACGATCCTGCCGTACTTGGCTCCGAGCCGCACTTTCTCCTGCTTGGCATCGATGCCATCGGTGAGACGCAGCGGCTTGATGTCGAAGACGTTTTCCTGACCGTGCAGGCCCATCAGCACCTGCACTTCCGGCCACGACACCGTCTTGAACTGATCGAAGACGATGATGTGGTGGCCTTGCCCTGACAGGTTCACCCGGCAGGTGCACCAGTGCATTTTCATTTCGAGTTTCCTTTGCTGTTGCAAAAACCGCCGGGGGCAACAGCGACCCCGGCGGTTCTCATCGTCAGGCAATATCGAGCACGACCGCCGAGTTAAGGCGGCGCGCACACAATTGCCCGGTCGAGGTGATGCCCCGATAGAGCAGGTACTTGTCTGGCGGACGCGCGGGTGAGTGTTGATGACGCCACTCGTCCTGCATCTTGACCAAATAAATATCCCTGTTGTCGAACCAGTACGCGCGCTTGGCGTAACCGAGATCGTCGAGCGTCGGGTCGTACTCAAAGTCGGTGCCCATGTAGCTGATGGTGCCGACGCTGATGTCTTTCCCTTGCGCGAAGCCCTGCATGCTGTAGTTGCCGTTGGCACGCAGTTCGGTTTCGAGTGCCGTGAGCCAGCTACTGCCGCACAGGCCGGTGTTTGGCCTGCCGCCGAAGCGGGACAATTGCCGGTACTCGTTCTGCAGTTTGGTGATCAGCGCGCCGCCGCCGGTCGCACTGGAGGCAATCGGGGCACCGCCCCATGCCGCCAGCGCCGGAGTGCCGGTGACCGCCGTGCCCATCGCCGACGTGTAGGCGCGATTGCGCCACCACGGTTTCAGGGAACGGTCGATGTTGGCCACCACGCCGGTCGTCGGATTGTCGGTGACGAGCGCGGCGATGCCAGCCAAGGCTTTCGGATCGGCAGTGCCGTTGCCCCACAACAGTTTGTTGAGCGAGATCGCGTAGCGTTCGCTCAAGTCCTGCAGTGCGTCATCGAGCAGGCCGACCAGCACCGTGTCATCACGACCGGAGTGTTCGCTGGTTTCATCGCCATCGGTATCGACCACGCTGATGCCATCGGATTTGAGTTCCGAGTGCGTCAGCGTCAGACCGATGTGATGTTCTTTCCAAGGGAAGATCGCTTGAGTGAGGTTCGCTGGTGTGTAGTACAAAACTTGGTCATCGAGTTGATAACCCACCAACGAGTCCCCAGTACCCGGGGCGGCAGTGTTGCCATAGTCGCCCTTCACACTGATGATGATGTTTCCCTTACCGCCGGGAAACGACTTGGCCTTGCTCTCCATCATGGCGAGCAAGGGTTTTTCTTGGATGGCTTCCTGAAAGGCAGTGCCTTTGTTGAGCCAATAGTCCAACGCCGCTGTCGTGATATGCGACAGCAACGGGGCCGTATACGTCGGCATTTCCGCGCACCTTCAAACTAAACGCGCGCGCGCTCGATGGCCTGAGCAACAGCCTCCTTGAGGGATTTGGCTTCGGGCGCAGCGCCGTTGGTTCGGCCTGTGCTACTCGGTTGTCGTGATGTCGGGCGTTTCGGAGGTGCCCACTGAGCAGAGTGCTCGTTCACACGCCTGTAAGCTTCGTTCGCGATCTCTAAGGCGGCTTCCGGCGT